CTGATGCACCATCGAATTTAAAACCTCTTTCAATAACATATTCTTCTCCGTTTAAGAAAAAGTAAAAATCCTCTACTATTTCCCACTGTCGAGTACCTACTAACCAAAGCCAAATTGCTCTCCAAAAACCCTTTCCTTTTGTCTCAATAAGAATTGGTCTCATAATAGGCATTTCTGCATATCTAAATTTTACTCGATCTTCTTCTTTTCCATCAAATAAATTTATTATAAAACCTATTAAAATAAAGGCAGCCACCAAAAGGGGCTGCCAAAAAGTTACAGCTAAACTAGAAACAGAATCTATCACTTTTTACTCCAAGCTTGAGTGCCAAAAAAGGCAGCTACGATACCGGCTACAGATACAAAGTATACTGCCGCCATGTCTCCAAGAATGGTTGCTGCTTGGTGTAAATCAAAAATTTCTGTAGCCATGACTATCGCAGGATAGAGTAACATACCTGCAAGTGCAAACCAAGTCATACTGCGTTGGGCGTCTCGCATTGCATCTGCATCTTCGAGTTCTTTTCTTTTAAACTCTAAGAACATTGCTTTTTCTTCTGCGTCTACTACATTGTCGCCATTTACATCGGCGGGATGAAATCCTGCTTTTTCTAATTCTTCTGACATTGTGTTTTCCTAGTAGTTGAACTAGAAAATTTTTATCCTCGTCGGTTTTTCCTCTTGAGGTATATTTTCTTTAAGTTCAACGCATAGCAGTCCGTTTTTCATAAAAGCTTTATCTAGCTCAATATGCGGGCCTACTTTAAATACTCTTGTAAAAGTTTTTCCACTTAATCCCTTATAAAGATAGCTTTCGCCTTCTTGGGCCTCAAGTTTTTGTGTCCCTTCAATTTTTAGTTCATTTTTATGGAATGTGATTTCGATATCATCTTTATCCCATCCTGGAACTGCAACTTCTACTCGGTATGAGCTATCCCCTCTTACTACATTGTATCGAGGATACCCTACAGTTGGGGAGTTAGCAAAAAAATCTGGATGCAAATCAAGTCCTAAAAAGAACTTGTGCATATCATTTAAATTCATCATCATTTGTTTTGTCATATTTTTCTCCTGTGCCCTTTCGGTGCACGCTTTGCATCCTTTTCAGTAATGCAGTTTAAAAAGGGGCCGAAGCCCCACTTCATCAAGAGGAGCAAACTGCTCCGTCTTCCGATGCGTTGAACTTCGCGTCACCGCATCCATATTTTCCATCATTGTTTGTATCACATGCACGCTGCCATGAGATCATATTAAACGTGAGACCTTCATGCCAAGGTTTATATGCTACACACCATTCGTGGGAGCCAACAACCATGTCGTCTGTACCATCGGGATCAGGCACATAGTCACGCTTTGCCCAAGGCTCTTGAACACGAAAAAAAGTGTCTTTGTTTTTCATAAGCTGACGCTTAAACAAAGCACTGTTCGGCGTACTGATATAAATCTCTTGATTGTCCTCAAGAGTATAAGTAGAACCGTCTTCGTAATTAATTACAGTTTCGGCCGCTACACTTGTAGATACAGCAGCTAGCAAAGCCAGCATATATTTATACATGGTACCTCCTACCACTTTACTTTATTAGCCCAGTATGCCGCACTCATTTTACCTCGAGCAATATTTTTGCGGTGTCGGGCTTTGAATGAAGCACGCTTCTTTTTCATGCGTGCGCTCTCTCCCGCTTTAGGCTTCCCTGCAGTTTTTGCTCCTTGCTGGCCAAATCGAATGGTCTTAATTTTACTTCCTACTTTTGCCACAACAATATGTGACTTCTTAGGATGACCAGGAGTTCTTTTTGGCTTATTATAACCGGATACCCCCGCTCTTTTTAATCGAGGGTCTCTCTTTTTACCTTTTCTTTTTCTTACGGCCACGTTTTTTCCCCAGTGCTACTCTTTTCTTAATAAGAGATCTTGGGACAGTTTTGCCCTCTTTATATAGTTTTGAGATTCTTTTAATCGCTCTTGCGAGTTTTGCTCTACGAGTACCTTTTGTACCGCTCAAATACTTTTTAGGTATTTTTGTTTTTCTATCCTTGGGCGGGCCTCTTCGCTTCTTTTTCATATTATATAATCTAGATAACGAATATTTGTGCTTTGATCAAGCTTTCCGTTCCTGTCATATGTAATAACCATATAAATAGTGTCAGTTACTTTATACTTATTATCAGGTGCGTTTGTGACTGATTGGACTTTATAATCTTTTTGGTAACTTTCTGGTATTGTAGCAGCAACAGAAGTAACTTCCATTTTACCTTTTTTTACGCGTTCTACGCTTCTTGGCTCCACGCTTAATATCATTATCTTGTGAGTGTCCTCCTCGAATAAATGAATTTACACGGCCCATTGCCCATGCAGCCATACCTACCCCTGCACGAGACCCTGAAGAAAGAAATGCGCCCTGCCCTCTTCGATATACTTTTGCTAGCTGCCCGTAACTAAATCGAGTCTTTTTAGCTTTTCTTTGAAGAGTGGCTTTTGTTGATGCACTTAGAGGCTTTGCTACTCGCTTTCGCTTTGGCGCCACCTTTCTCTTTGTAGTTTTCTTTCGGCGTCTTTTAACCGCCATCTTTTTTGTTAAGATCTACTAAGTGATGCCCCCACTTAGCCCACGCAACATGCGCAAACCATCCGATAACACAACCAATTAGTACATCAATCATTACTTTCTCCTACGTCTACGTCTATGCGCAGAGTCTTTCATTAATTTGCCGTTAGGCATATAATGATATCCTTTGGGTGCGGCTTTTCGCTTCTTCTTTTTCTTCTTTTTCTTTTTACCAGAGTGATAAGGCATTTAAAATCTCTATGGGAGATACTCCCATTCTTGCATATAACAATTATGCTGTTGACTTTTTACCCAACATAGTTCCTGAATGATACGATTGTACCATTGCTTGTCATATTCATTGTGAGCTTTGTCCATATCTTGTTTAAGTTGTGCAATTCTCACATTGATATACTTTTCAGTATCTTTATCGCGACCTCTTCTCATTATACTAACCGCTCTATAATTAATCCTACTAAAAATAACAAGGTTGCCGCTCCTCCGGATATAAGTCGATTTTCAATTCGTTGAAGGGCGTCATCTATGTCCTCTAGTCGATTAAAAGTAGTTTTCCACCTTTCTTCGCACTGAGCTTCGTGAGACGCCATTTCTAGTTCTAAATGTCTTACTCTATCTTCCATATTCATTTTAGTATTGTAAGAATAAGAAATAACGCTGGCACAAACACTATAAACCCGCACACACAATAGAAAACAGTAAGAATTAACTTATTTCTTTCTGCAATCCGTGCGCGCTCTTCACGCTCTTGTCTTTCTCGCTCTTCCTTGGCTTGTTTTTGAAAAGCCAACCAATCATCCCACATTCCCGGGCGTCCTGCCCAAATCATTTGGTCTTTTAAATGCTCTTCCATCTCACGAACTTTTTCAAGTTCCATGAATGCTTGCATGTCACTCTTGTATCCGTTTTTATTGGATTTTCGCTGCAATTCAGTTTTACTATTAAAAAAACTAGAAACGACTCCGGCTATATCATATAGCTCTTTACCGTTTCCAATAGCTTCTTTGATAACACCGAACGCAGCATTAGCCATCGCAAGTTCTGCGAGCATTAAATTTTCTCTAGGATTATCCCTCCTTGAGAAGTTTTTCCATCAGCTTTCCATAATTTCCTTGGCCAAATGGTAAACTCTCATTGTTGATTTGTACATTATTTTGAGTTTTTATATTTGTAGTCTCTGCTTTAGTTAGCTCAGCTTGAGCTTTAATTTCATCCATTCTCATACGATGAGCCATCTGTAACAGATCGGCCAAGTCTTTATTTGAATACACTCCACTTTCTTGAGCTTCATCCATTTTGGATTGAATCATCTCATCAAGTAAGGAAGCGATATTATTTTTATTTCTGTACCCTGTATCTAAATAAACAGTATCAATATACTTTTTTACTTCCCGTTTATTTAGTACTTCTACTACTTTATCTTCGGCTACCTGCAAGAAGTCACAAACTGCGCGAATGTTTCCAAATTGTAAATAACAATTTGCAACTTCCAACCCTTCAGGCGATATTGTAGTTAATTCTTTAGCCATTTTGGTATTCTACTTTAAAAGGGTTGTAATGTCAAGAATTAATTTTAGCATGGTATTATTCTGGAGGCGTTGGCCAGGTTATATCTTCAACTCTAGTAACTTCAGCATTCGCAGCGGGTACGTCTCGTAGCGCCTGACGATACACTGCCCATGCTGTTTTTTGAGATGCGGTAAGTGCAGCATCAGGCATTTGGGTCCAATCAGTAAGAAAAATTCTTTGGTTTCTTTCGGCCCTTACTCCTGCCCAAAAATCCGTAGGATTAAATACCCATTCCTCTGTTTCGGTATCCCAAATATAACTACGAGTAGGCGGCGGACCTCTATGAACCCAAGCCCCGTCTTTTCTATAATATTCTTTATGAATAATTAAGTTATCTTTGTCTTCCCAACCTTCCGAAGGAATCCAAATAATTTCCTTGCCGTCAACTATACCCTCTACCGGCAAATCAGCTCCTGGGGCCGTTCCAACATTTTCAATTACTCCTGTTGCAACATCTACAGTTGCAATATATTTTATTATTAATGACATAAAAAATTATCCTCTTACTGAAACGATTAGTACGCTACCCGAATTTGGGATGGAAGCTTGCCCAAAAATTCCCAAGTTTAATTGACTATCATATGTTATTGAGCTCGAACCAAAATTATAGCAACCCATAGTTCCTCCTCCAAATTGATAATACATATGTCCTACAGTGACATAAATTCCTGTAGTGCTACTCGACCACATAGATTGATTATGTGTTAACTCTAAACTATCAAAAATATAGTCAACATTTACAGAAGAATCCGCGCGTCTAGTTGAAAAAGTTACCGCTTGGTTTCCCTGTGAGTCTGGAGGTGCGTAAATTTCAAGTCCATAGCTTCCTAACGATGTTATATTTACTACCGATGAACTTTTTCTTGCAATAAAGTATCCAGTATCTTGAGCCGGTACAAAATATTTTTGAGTATAGCCAGTATTATAGGTCATATTCCCTCGCAATGTTCCAGAATTTACCCTTACAAACAAAAGATCTTCCATATTCATTGTTAGGGTGCTTGAAGCACTAATGGTATTTGTTCCAGGAGTTAAGACTCCTTGAGAATCAAAATAATAAGGGTTTAGTGTTACAGTCTGCCCCGAATTAAAATCCGTATCAAAAATTAATTGATTATTAGTACCATAAAATTGTAATCCGTATGACATTTTAGTACCTCACTAATTCTACAGTTGCTACTCCCGCTGTAGCAGAGCCTGTATCATTTGAAGCTTTTGTTACTGTTATTCCTCCAAGAGAAGAAGATCTTCGTGTTATAGTAGGAGTTGAATAAAGTGCTCCATCCCAAGTTACTATAAATCCTGTGACTGTTTTTTCTGAACAATCAAAATTAGTAAACATTGTTTTTGAAGATTGTGAATTTGTATCTATAGAGTCTGAAGCTAAAAAATTTGTTATTCGAGACGAGCCATCAATTATTGTCTGCGTGTCGCCTGAATTGCGTATTAAAAGACCATAAGTTCCTGCACCCCCTCCGCCTGTACCACCCCCTGTGCCTCCTCCACCTCCGGGGTTTGAAGTATCTACTACCGTTACGGAAGCGCTGGGGGCGGGGCTTCCTGTAGAGGCTCCTGTACTATCTGTACTTGCCAGAGTTAAAGTTGCAGTTTTATTTCCATCTGTTACATTATCATTAACTATTGCGAAAGTAACACTAGCTGCGTTATTTTGAATAGTCGCAGGAGAAGAAGCGCTTGTAGTGTAATCTCCAGACTGCAACCCTGATAATGTCCAACCTACTGTTGTACCATTTACTACATTCGAAGTTGTTATATCAAATGTTAAATTTTGACCTTCATTTACTGTACCTCCAGTCGGTCCTGCAACACTATATGTTGGCGTGGCTCTTGTGAGAACAAATTGTGTAGTAGTTCCTGTAAGATTCATCCAATCGCCATAAGCAGTACCACTTATAACAGGCCGTGCTTGCCCAACATAAGTTATAGAGTCTCCTCCATTTGCAGGAAG